CCTTCTGAATCCACTTTTCACCAGTCGCACCGCCGTCTTTTTTGCCCGTCAATGCGTCTTTCTTTACCATCTTACGGACAAGCGCCTTGTCTTCTTTAACGTCTGGATGCTTGGCCTTGCCGCCAGCCTTGCGACCAAAGCGTGAGGCGCGCATGTCTGCGTCGGTATAGCTTTCTTCGCGGCGTAGCTGAGAAGGAGAAACTTGAGCTCTGGCGCTATCTGAAGAAGAAGGCATAACCTTCAAACCCTTCATGCGAACTTCTGAACCGATTGCTTCCTCCGGGCTTGGCAGGACGCGTTCACCGTCGGCGTGCTTTGAGCGAACCTTGCCGCCCTTTTTATAATGCTCAGCCTTAGCGCGAACTGGTGTAATTTTTTCTGTGCCAATACGCTCTTTTGTATCTTTTTTAGATGCGGCGCTGGATAGGACTTGACCGCCACTGGCCTTCTTCATCTTCCCGCCCCAGCAAGCCTTAGCCTCGCCACCATTCTTAAAGCCGCCGACGTGCTTTACGCCTTCGCGGTCTTTATTGGCCTCACGCATGTCTTTATTGGCCATACCGACGCCAATTTCTGTCTCAACGCGACCGCCTTTTTTGTATTGGCGGCGGGAGATTGGACGCATCCCAGTTTTTGCCTCACCATTCATAGGCTCAGCTGGAGACCAGTCGGAACTATCGACGCGCTGGTCTTTTGCGTAGCTGCCTGGGTTGGCGAGAGACTTGGCCTTAGCCTTCATTTTCTCTCGCGCTTTTTTTGCCATCTCATACATTCTTTTAAACTCCAGCTGGATAAAACGGGGCGTCCCCCGCCGCAGTTATTTGCGGTTTTTAGATACTACATCAAGAGCTCGGTCTACGATAGATGAAGATCCCTCTAAATGAGATTCTCTTCCCTTGGCAGATTTACGAATGTGATGAGGGACATCTGTTTCTTGTTCATGAGACAACTCTTTTGGAGGCTCTCCCATGAAAGCTAAATCAAGATAATTTTCTCTTGTAACTGGAATGCCCAATCTGTTCATTAATCTCGAAAGTGCATTATCTTCAGTGCCATTCGGGCGCATTAATTCCTCCTGCAAAATCTAGTATTTGTTGTCGCGCTTCATTTTTTGTCAGTTTACCTTCGGCATATTGTTTCCAAATAGAATTAATAACTTTATTATTAGCTGGGTTTTTAAATACATCTGGGAATAACCCACGCACGCCTTCCCAAGTTATAGACTGCATTTGCCTTGGCAGAATACCTCTTTCTTTAGCCGCACGTCTATAGGCTTCTGCGTAAAGAGGATATGTTCCTTGAATGCCACTGGCCGCCGATCCTGCGACCCCCGGCATTCCTTTCCCAGCATAATTTGCAAAATTATGAGCGACTTCTAAATCATTGCCCGATAATGGCCTTAGTAAGCCAGCGGCTACTGCGTGAGTATCAATGGTAACATCTCCGCGAGAAGAATTAGGAGCCAGAAGATTATTGTAAAAGCTTCTTACTTTATGTTTCTCGCCCATAAGACCGTTTAAATTTTCCCGTCCACCACCGGATTCTATTGCTCTAATGGCTTTTGCTATTTCTGTAAGAGAACCCCAACCCGCTTTAGATCGAGAACCGTTAGCATTAGTGGCAAATTCTCCCAGCGTTCCTTCTGGATGGACCAATTGATAGTGCGGAGCACGTTCTGTTTGGTCATGTAACCTCGTCCACATAGCCTTTAAAATTGCTTTTTCATCATCCGGCAAATCCATTTTATGGATATCACCCAGAGATTTACCTTTAATTAGAGAAAACATTGGCTGATATTTATCTTTGTTTAATGAAGGAGTATTGAGGAAAAACTTCTCCATTTTTGGAGTCATTACATATCCATGATAAAAATTATCGCCACGACCTTTAATCGTATCTAAAACACGATCAGCCAAAGATACGTTCTGGAACCAATCTTTTTGTGGTGATAAAGCCGCCAGTGCTCCTGCCGCAGAGGATTCAGATATCCCGTATTTTTTTGACCAATCTTTTACTATTTTATTACCGCCATCATACCAAAGAGAGCTTCTGCCCCTAATATTTTCTGGTATCTGATCATGCAACCATAAAAGATTATCTTTCACATGATCTATAAAATGCTCTGCCGCTTCTTCGTGTCCCATACCTTTAACATCTTCGTGGGCATGGGGATAATCTCTAGTAACACCTACATTTTTAGCAAATAATGGATCTGTGGCTTTCATAGATTCGTAATCTACTATTTTAGGTCCCCCTGCCACATCCATCTCGATTCCCTTCGCCCCAGTAGGTAAGCGAGAATCAATTTCATGAGGGTGAGATCCAATCTCTGTGGCTACTTTCGCCTCTTTAGCAAGTTTAGACCCCTTTAATCCTTTAGCGACTTTGACAGCTTCTTCTACAGGACCAAAGGCAGGAACCGCTCCTAACGCGGCCAAAGCCATCCCGCCGTAATCTCCACCTTCCCCAGCACGCTTAGCTTCTTCAGCCGACATCACATTGCCAAGACCTGGCGTAAAGCCAGCAAGCTCACTAACGCCCTCTGCAAAGCGACGACGCTCAGGAGATGGGCGCTCGCTACCAAGGCCAGCAACGGCGCCATAAATCTTCTCACCAATCGTTGGCTCATATGCTGATAGTGTAGCTTCAGGCCTTGGAGCAGGCAGGTTTTTAGCCGTCTCTAATGCCGAACGAATTGACTCCTGCGGGTCTTGTCTAGCAAACGTAGGAAGATTGGGAGTTAGTTCTTCAGGCGCAAATTGCACGTCGCCTTCAACCCCACCATTGGTGGCGTAACCAATTCTACCGCCATCGTCTCTGTGAGGGCGTTTAAGTAACGGCTCGACAGCAAAGCTCCAAGCAATCAGCCTACGGAATGCCTCGTTAGGGTCTTCACTCCCCAACGGCAATACTGGGCCGCCATGAGCACGTTCTTGCCTAATCTCTTTCTTAACGTCTTTCATTTCATCACCAATAGCATGAGCGCCTTTTATTTCGTCCAAACCGCTTTCACGATAATCAATGACGGGCAATTCTTTAATGCCCAACTGTTCAGCCGCAGTCGCCCTATGGCGCCCATCGGCATGGTTGTGGGACAGAAGCTTTAAGGCCTTAAACTTCTTTCCGTCTTTCATTCCTTCTTTAAACGAAGAAATGAGTAGCTTGTCTTCTTTCGTCCCCTTCAATCTATTGGCGTGCTTTAAAAATTCCTTTGGAGACATAACAGCGACGTGTCCAGTTTCATTGCCTGGCTTGAGTGCCGCCCGTAACTTGCCAGAACTTTTAAGGGGATAGTCAAGCCCCTTTATTGTTTTCTTGCCCATTACTGCTGGTCCTCAATAGGCGGCTCATTTGACTCCAAACGCTCGATCATTCCAGGCGACAAGAAGTGACGTATCAATTCTGCAGACTGAGGGTCTTTTGCAATGTCGGCCGCAAGCTTAACAGCCGCAATGCGCTCGGCGCTCTCCCGGTCCCTCTGTCTATTCATTGCCTCAAAGCGGTCGTCCTGGTTCTTTAAGCCAGCCTTATGTAAATCAGCCTGAACGCTCATTTTCTGAGCCTGCAAGTCAATCATTGATTCGCGCAAACGGTTATCGGAATCTTGCTGGCGAACCTCTGCATCAAGTTTCTTTAATTGCAGTTCAGCAATTTTATTAGGATCAAGCTGCTGACCCTGTTGGCCGCCACCCATAATCTTTGCGGCGTTGGCTTGAGCCGTCAATGTCTTTGCGTCAGCTTCCTGCTTGCGAATTTGCAAGTCGGCCATTGCCTGCATGACTTGCGGAGGAGGCTGTTGCTGGTCTGGCCTTGTCGCCAAGAATTGTTCTGGATTGCCCCAACCAATTGCCTTCAATGCCGCGGTATCAATTGCCAGTGCGTCATACATCGACGGGTTTTGGGCCTGCAGTTGCTTCAATGCAACAACCTTCATGAGGCGCTGCATTTGGCTCGCTGTATTAGGGTCTGCCTGCGGGACAAGCTCGTGGTCGTTAATGGCGGCAAGGAACGCTTGCTCATTCCATTGCGACGACTTAACCTTCACCTTCCTCAAGAAGCTCTCTGGGTGCTCCCTGAAACAATCTACTAATAACTTGAACTCCTCGGCCTGCGCAGAATGTAGGCGCTTGTGAACTGAGTTCATCAACTTCGTAGCTTGATCGATGAGCGCCAGCGTCGTCCCAACTGGTGCGTCCTGCTTTCCCTCGCCCACCTGTAATTCCGCCGTCATACCAACGCGCTGACCCGTCTCCACCATACTGGTGACAAGGTTCATGAGCGCCTGTCCCGGCTCCTTGTATGGGAGAGGCATGATCGCTTGACTGAGCGGCAGACCGCCCGTCTTCACTAACGCCCCGCCACCAGGAGGCACGCGAAATATGTTCGTGTTTTGGCGTGCGCCTGTGTCTGCCATTAGGAAGCCGGGAAAGTTTGCATACATTCCCGCGTCTAACATTTCTCGCCATGCGGCAGTTACAGCGTTAGTAGTGTTACCAAGGATATGGAGTAGGCCAAGATCGTAGAAACCCATTCCAGGAACAAACGTATATTTAACGAAAGTCTGTCTAGATTCTGGAAGCTCATCGCCTTCTTCGCCCGTCGGTTCATTATAGTTACGAACAATGGACAGTATCTCACGAGATGATACATCAATTGTGACGCGATAGGGAATTTCTAATCCTGTCTCACGACCTTTATATTTATGCTCAAAGCCTCGGATGTCTAATTCGCAGTAAACCTCATATATCTCACGGTCACGGTCTTCAGGGTCCATTGAAGACATCTGAATGCCCTGCTGCTCATTCTTGGCGCGCTGCACGGCGTCAAGCTCCTCAAAGCCAGGCACCGACAAATCAACGTCACGATATACGCCAAGGATCTGCAAGCGACGAACAGTAGACGGACGCATCATCACGCGGTGTGTTACGCGCTTGGCGTCCTGCAGTGTCGTAGCAGCGTTGTTAACAATGAGGTCATCTGCGTCAACTGACTCCGAGACCGGACGCCCCCGTAACGGACAAAAATAGACTTTTTTAAATGAGGTCCCGCCAAACCCAAGCATGAACAGCATTCGGTCTGTATCAGGATAATACTCTTTAGCCACAGCGGTGAGGTAGTGGTTAAGGTCTTTTTCGAGGGCGTCTGCGATGTTGTCTTCTTGGACGGTGGCCATGTAATTATCATTGCGCACCTTTACTGGGCCATCAGTAGGGAGAAGCTCAGACCGTGCATTAGCCTGAAAGCGAAGAACTGCCTCAAGTAATAGCGGGTGACGGACGCGGCTCATGCCGTCAACTGGCGCTCCGTCTGTGGCGCCTTGAAGTCCGGGGATCTCGACTTTAGTGCCCAGTAGCTTAATGCCTTGAGCCCTGTCCTCGATCCACTCAGTCCTGCTTTGGATGTCGTCCCTAACACCGTTAAGGAGTTCCTCAGTAATACGAGAAAGCTCCATGTCGTCTATGTCTTCAACGAGGTTGTCGAAGAAGCCTGGCGGGTTCCTGTCTGGGTCGTCGACAAGAGACTTACCATCAAGGGATACAGTGATTGATCCGTCGTCGTGTTCAATCTTTAAGACGGCGTCATTGTCATCTCTTACGGGATTGTCTTCACCGTCTACCACCTCGACCTCGACGTCGCCTTCTTCGCTTTGAGGCTGTAGAGCTCCGGCGACTTGACGGAGGTTGTGAACGAGGCCGGGGACAATAGGCATACGTTATTCCTTGCTCTCTAAAAGCTTTGATATCTCATCAACAAAACGGTCAATACCCTCACGGGCGGCCATATTATCATCTTTGCCTTGGATGTGGTAGGTGCGCACAAAATCGTTTGGCTCCTTCCCCCAGACGGTGACTTTGAACTTTCCCAACCCTTGGCCATGAGCTGGCGGTGCGTCGATAACATCTACGACGGCGCTGCAGTATATCATTTTATTTCCCTTGATTAGACTGGATAAAGAGGCTCTGGCGGTGCGCCAGTGTGCTGCATGTCTCGCTCAATCTGAGCGACGTGCTCTATCTGCCTGGTGAGTAAGCCAGCCTTGCGGAGATAGGTCAAGGCCATAGAGACAGTGTCAGTCAAGTCGTCGTGGCGTCCCTTTGGAAACACCGCGACTTCATTGACGACCATGTCTGCCCAACTGGTCTTTGGGGCGTAGACAATGCCGTCAGTGAATATGTGCTGGACGGCGTAGAGGCGCGACAGCTTATCGATGTTCTTTGGGTCGTATAGCTGAACGCCCCAGTCTTCGTGGCTGTATAGGCGTTGCATTTCTTGCGCGATGCTGTGGCCGTTGGCCTTACTCTCAATGATTAGCTTGTCTACGCCGTAAGTATTCATCGTGTCGCTGATGCGCTCAACGAGCTCATAGAACTCCAGGCGCTCGGCCCAGGCGTAGATGAGCATGACGCTATTTTTGCCGGCGTTGTAGGTTCTGTTCTTGTCCCACTCAATGGAGCCGTCGGCGGTTATTGTCCTGGTTGGGATTGCCGTTTGGTCGCCGCCAGACCACACGCCCCAGACTGTCATGGCGCTGGGGTCGTTCTCTGACTTGGTTGTGAAGGCGCCGTCGACTGAGGCGATGATGTAGTCGAACTGGGGATAGGTAGGCGCGTCCCACGTCTTCCACCAATCAGCTTGGACCACGCCGCCGCCGCGTGGGATCGGCATCTGTTGAAACTGTGCCGCGGCGGCCCACTTGCCCATGATTTCTTCGTCGCGCTCGACGACGTCGATTGGGAAGCGATTTGGGAATAGGAGCTCGCCCTCTTCACTGCGCGGGTCTTCAAGCCCCAGTAGCGTCGGCTGCGCCCTTGATGGCTCGTAGCGCATGGGCAGACAGATGAAATCATATGGAAGACCTCGGTCCAACACTGATCCTATAATATCGTCTTCCGAGAGCCTTTGTTGTATTATAACGATAGACGACTTTTTAGGATTAACGAGACGCGTTGGTATGGCCTCAAAGAACTGCTGGTTTGTCGCCTGCTTGATCTGAACTGACGCGGCGTCAGCGACTGACATCATGTCGTCGACTATGATCCTATCCGCACGGGCGCCGGTTATTGAGTTGGCTGCGCAGCACTGTCTGAAGCCGCCGCCCTCAAACTCGAATTTCTGTTTTTGGTTTTGATCTTTAGCGAGCCTCACCCAGGGGAATCTCTGTTGATACCACTCGCTCTCAACGAGGCGGCGCATTTTGAGGCCGTCGCGTATTGCCAGGTCTTGTGAGTGCGAGACGCAAATGTATCGCATGTGCGTCAACTTCATTGGCCCTATTTCCCACGCCGGCCAGAATACGTTCATGAGAAGTGACTTCATGCAACCTGGAGGCACCGCCACCATGAGACGGTTGTATGGCGAGCCGTCATCGAGCTCTACGCCGTCGGTTATTGCTTGTAGGTGTTCTGCGATAAAGTCTATGTGCCAATTGTGAGTGTAGTCAGATCCTGGCTCAATAACGTGCCACGCCTGGCGTATAAACTCACTTAGACTTTCACGACATTCAAGATAGCTGATGTTTAGTAGTGCTTGCTCGGCGTCGAAACGCTTGCCGAACATGTCGACGATCTGACCCATATCAATGCACAGTCCCTCGCGTCCATATTGTGGCGCCCATTGACTCTGCGGCGTCGACTGCTTGACCCGTCACGTTACAAAATATTTTGTATGATTCGTCGGCGTCTTTAGCTGAACTGATTGCATTGCATAACAAGAATGCGGTGCACGACGACAAAACCATCAGCGCGTCATGCACGTCGTCCAATGTTTGCAATGTATTTAAAATAGTTTGAATGGCGTCAATTGTTGGCTGCATGTCTTGTGACGTTGGCTCAACATTCATTTCTTTTCCAATGCCAGCAAGAGTGCCTGCTTAATAACGTCACGGTCTTCTGGCTCAAGGTTTGACGCATCAAACGCAACAACCGATTCGGTTTTAATCGCGCCGCCATTTGCGCCAGTGATCTCTGTTTGCTGGCGCTCGGTGTAATCATCACGAAAACGAGACGCCACGCTCTTTAACCAAAGTTGCGCATTAAAGTTGCGATTATCCATGTTTTTCTGCGCCGCATTCTCCCACCAAGTCTGCGAATGAGCCTTTGCGCGAGCGAGGGCGGTGGAGAAATCTGCGTTTGCCGCAGCCCAATCAAAGATCGACGCCTTATCAACGTCGAAGTGAGACGCCATTTGCGCGATACTTTTACCCTCTTTGCCGAGCTCTATAATAACGTCACAATATTCGGGCCGATACTTTGTCGGCCTTCCCCTTGGACGTTTTTCATTTACTTCGGACATCTCAATTACAATTCTCTGGTTGAACGAACGTGCACTCAGCAATGTAGCGCGCCGGAACTGAACACCCAACTAAGAGCGCAGCCCCGAACAGCGCAAGGCTATATATGGCGGCCATCACTAAGAAACGCAACGTCTCAGCTTTCATTGGATTAGACCACAAGTTGATAACCGA